TGTTGTCATATCAAAACTTTATATTGTATCCCAAAACTTATCTGTATTTTCCCAAAGACTGTCTGCGGATTCCCAACTTTCATTTCGATCATTATTAAGAGGTGGTCTAGGATTCTTAATAAATTCGCTGTCGTCAGTCTTTGGATTTTTATTTTGCCAGTGATTTTGGTTGTCGTATTGGCCTTCCCAATCATTTGGGCAAACCATCATGCCATAACTATTTTTTCTTAGTATAGCATGTCTAAATCTTAGCCCGCAAATATCGCAAATAGCAATTGCATTTTTTCTGGAAGCCATTATTTAGGAAGCCAATCAGTAACAGTAACTGGAACATATTGATCCCCCAAGTCTGGGCGTGGATCAATAATTGTTTCGTTATCCCTGTTATCACCGTGTCTATTTTGAGGATGATTCTTTAAATCAAAAAGGCCATCCCAATCATTAGGACAAACGAGCATTCCGTAACTATTAAATTTCATTTCTCTGTGGTGATATCTAAAACCGCAGATATCACACTCAGCCCATGCTCGTTTATTACTCGCCATATTAGACTCTGTTTAGTCTTGGTACAATCTTTAGACTTGCTCTTTCTCTGTCTTCGTCCATTGCTCTCTGAAGTCTTTCTTCATATTCCTGCTTTAGAAAAGTAATTCTATCTGGAGTTACTCCGGGTCTTTTCATTGACATAAAGTAAGCTACGCCAGCAGGAAGTGCCGTAAGAAAGCGCCTTGAAATGTCAGCAATCTGAATAGCAGATTTATTAACATCTTGAACATATTTAACTTGCTCAAGCTTCAAAGAATAAGAATTATTATTAGGAACAGGCCATAGATAAACTACTGGATGAGTACGCTCTCTTCTTACGGCATACTGTGTAGGACGACCTGATTGAGACTTGCGAGGAATCTTTAAATATTCCTCCATTGACTTTCTTGTGAGTTGAATGTCGGTAGTTGAAACATTAACTACAGCTTCAAGAATATCAATTGTTTCATCTGGTAGATCATAAGCAGTTACACTGGCAGAGACAGCAATAACTGTAGTGCTAGCAGTCCAAAGAAGAACTCCACGATTTTGCCAATCTTGTAAAAGAAGATTAATTGATCTACGGGCTGATTTAGGTTCGTAACCTAATGTTGACTCACCACCAATCATCTCCAAGGCTTCTTGAATAACCTCGTCAATGTCCATAGTGAAGTTATAAGTTCCTGAAGTTCCCATAGTGTTCTTCTTTAATAAAGACGATTACAAGGAGCAGCGCCAACTTTGCCACCAGTCTTGCGACCGGCTGCTGAAAGCTTTGCCATGCCCTTTGCACCATACTTCTTACGACCAATATATGCAGCAAGAGCCTTTGGATTATCCGCACCCTTTGCTGCTAGTTGCTTTGTAAGGGCCTTAAAACGCGCCCCTGAACCTAGTTTTGGTTTCATTGGAGTTCTCGTAACTTCCTTTCCTATACTGCTTCTAGTAATTGCCATTATCTGCTTAGGCCACGAGTATACTTCTGAGACTTGGGAGGCATCTTTTTGGAGCCGGATGGGCCAGCCCAAAATACCTTATCAGCCCAATAAGCAGCACTTTGTGGTCCTCTTGCAATATTCTTTGCATGGCGGGCCTTAAAAGATTTACGAGCTTCCGGTGAATAATTATGACCCATTTTCTGGTCGCCAAAACGAATTACCTTTACTCCACCAGAAGGAGCGCGTACTGCTACGACTGCCTTCTTAGTGGGATGTGTTGGAGTACGTTTTGGTTTATTTAAACCTGAAAGGCCAAGTCTACCTAGTTTACTTTTTTCTGATTCTGTAAGTGCCATTTTTGTTATTATTTTCCTTACTTGAATTTTCTAAATTGTTTAACTTTTCTAGCAATACTCTGTGGTTGACTTACAAACTGTTTACCCTTTTTAGTGCCTTCTCTTTTTGCTTTTGTTGTAGCGGCATACTCGCTACTTGAAAGAGACTTAATGGCAGCTTTAGGAAGATATCTTTCTCCAGTTTGTTTAGATGGCTTGCCTGATTTAGTTTGCCATTCCTGCTTTGTCCAAGCTTTTAGGCTTCTCTGAGATTTAGCAAGAGCCATTATTACTTATAACCCCCACCAGCTTTTTTATATTCTCGTGCAAGCATCTGCGCTTTTCTAGCAGACCATTCTCCAGTATTTCCACCTTTTGAACCAGATTTAATTTCATTAAAAAGGCGTTTTCTTAAAGAAGGTTTTGTATAATTACCTGCTTCATTTACACGAGAAACAGTACCGCCAGTCTTTTTATTAGAAGCTCTTGCGGTACTGAGAGCAATTGCAATAGCCTGTCTTTGAGGTTTACCTTCTTTTACAAGCTTAGAAATGTTTGAGCTAATTGTCTTCTGGGATTTACCCTTAGCTAATGGCATGATTACTTTACTTCTACGCCAAAGCCCTTCTTAGCAACGCCACGGCTCATAAGACCGCCCTTTGCATAGAGTTTGCCCTGTGGTGCAGCACCGACTTTACCGCCCTTTGCTGCACGACGTACTGCACCAAAACCACGTTCTGCTGCACCAACGCCTACTGG